ATAATTTAAATTATATTTATTCAAAATCATTGTCTGTTTATTATGATATGAATAATGAAATTCAATATTATCATATTGTGTCTATTTGTTTAATTAATATTATATTAATGTATTATATTGTTTATTATATTGAAAAAAAATTTGGCATCGAATATACAGTATTTACATATTATATCAAAACAAAGAAAAATCCTAATAGAAAAACTAATAATATTTACAAAAATAATGATAATAATTTAATCAAAAATATAATTTCATTTAGTAATTTTGATGAATTCTATAACGAACAATATCCAAAAGTTAAGAAATTCTATAAAACATTTAATGATGTTCAAATTTATGATCATATTCGCAATTTATATGACTCCAATTTTGCTATAATTTCTTTATAAAATTATAAATTGATTCACTACCTTCCATTATTGAATAATCATCATTTACTGTTATCATTGGTAAATTAATATGTAACCATTTTTTATATTCATTTTTAGGTAAGAAATTTAATAAAAAATAACATATCATTACATCATCATTATATTTACATGATGATACTTCATTTATAACATTAGCTTTTTTTGATTTAGTTAAATTTAAATATTCAATTAATAATTTTAATTCATCTGTATTTTCACTATATTGTTTCGATTCTTTTTTTAATTTATTTTTTAATATATTATTTAAACTAAAATATGTATATGATACATAACAATTACTTATTTCTGTAAATGTACCCATATCAATTATATATCTATATTTATAATTTTTAACACAATATGATAAGGCGTCTGCTATTATTAATCTACCTTCAGCATCTGTATTACTAATTTCAACATTTAATTTTGAATAAGATTTTATTATATCTCCTGGTTTTGAAGAATTATTTGATATTGTATTTTCGACTAATGGTATACATACCACTATACTTTTTTTAGTATTTTCTTTAATTAATTTTTCTAATATATATAAACATAAACATCCACCTAATTTATCTAAATGCATATTATTCATTGAAACTTTATTTTTTATTATATAACCACCAGTATCATATGTTACACCTTTACCAACTAATATAATAGGTTTTTTATTATTAATAATATATTCACATATTAACATTTTAGATGTATTTTTATCAACTGATAAAATTAAATTTAAATTCTCTTTTTTTAAATCTTCTATATCTTTTACTATTATCTTAACATTCTTATTATTTTTATAATTATCTTTTACTTTTTTAACTAATGTTTCTGGATTTATTATGTTTGATGGTTGATTTAATATATTTCTATATTTATTTATTATTGTTTTATTATTTATATTAAATTTATATTTTAATTGTTCTTTACGCAAATTATATAATTTTAATAATTTTTTTGGGATTTTTTTTCTGTTTATATCTTTGTTTTTTAAATTCCATAAATCTATAAATGTTATTTTATCATTCATTTATATCTATATAAATATTTTATTATTATTTATATATATGAAAAGATTCATTTTGCCTACAATTTATAATTATTCTAAAAAATTATTACCTAAAATTTCAAATACAGAAAAAGCAGCTCTTGATTCTGGAACTTCATCTATTGAAAAAAATTTTTTTAGAGGTCATCTTGATATTACTACACTTGTAGATAAATATAATGTATCTTTAAATTATTATGAAAAAAATTTTCTTGATAAAACTACTAATCAACTTTGTGAATTAGCTAATACAAGTGATATTGAAAATAAACAAAATTTACCAAATAATCTTTGGAAATATATTAGAAATAATAAATTTATGGGTATTGTTATAAATAAAAATTATAATGGATTACAATTTTCTCATCATGCTCATTCCAAAATTGTAGAAAAAATTGCTACACGTAATCCAGCAACTGCTGTAACTGTTATGGTTCCTAATTCTTTGGGACCTGGAGAATTATTATATCATTATGGAACAAATGAACAAAAAAAATATTATTTACCAAGATTAGCAAAAGGAATAGATATTCCTTGTTTTGGTTTAACTACAGAATATTCTGGTTCAGATGCCGCTTCTATGTTAGATGAAGGTATAGTTGTTAATGAAAATGGAGAATTGGGTATTAGAATGACTTTTTCAAAAAGATATATAACTTTAGCACCTGTTGCTACTTTAATTGGTATAGCATTTAAATTAAAAGACCCTAATAAATTATTAACAAAAGGTAATGAAGGTATTACTTTAGCTTTAATACCAAAAGAAAACAACCAATTTTATAATAACAAATATAATAATATAATTAATATTGGAAATCGTCACAATCCATTAGATGTAGGCTTTATGAATGGCACTATATCTGCTAATAATATATTTATACCGATGTCTTGTATTATTGGAGGTGAAGAAAAATGTGGTTATGGATGGAATATGTTAATGGAATGTTTAGGGGAAGGAAGGGGTATTTCTTTACCAGCTTTATCTGTAGCAAGTTCTAAATTAACAACTTTTGGTGTTGGTGGTTATTCTAGAATTAGAAAACAATTTAATATACCTATTGCTGAAATGGAAGGTGTTAAAGAAAAACTTGCTGTAATTGCTACAAAAAATTATCAATTATTATCAGGACAATACTTATTTAATTCTATTTTACATAATAAAGAAAAACCTCCTGTATTATCTGCTATTATGAAATTTAAATCTACTGAATATGCTCGTATATCTATTAATCATGGTATGGATATTCTTGGTGGTGCTGGAATATGTAAAGGCGATATGAATTTTTTAGCTTCTCACTATAATGCTATACCTATTGCTATTACTGTTGAAGGTTCTAATACATTAACACGCTCACTCATAGTTTTTGGTCAAGGTTTAACACGTTCTCATCCCAATTTATTAAATATTATAAATAGTTTAGAAAAAGGTAATGATATTGATAATTTTAATTTAAATTTAAAAGAAATTATTTATTCTACTTTATTAAATTTTTCTAAATCATTGTATTATTCTATTTATTTAAATTTTATTTCAAAAAATAATAAAGACTATTATCAATTACATTTAAATAAATTGGTTTCTAATTTTGCTTTTTCTTCTAATTTAGCTTTATTATTAGGTGGAAAAATAAAAACATCCCAATATTTATCCGGTAGATATGCTGATATATTAAGTGATTTATATTTTTCATATGCATGTTTATGGTTTTATCATAAAAATAAAGATGTAAAAAATATAGATAAATTATTAGATATATCCCTTAATGAACACTTCTGTAATATACAAGAATCTATTAATTTAATATCTAATAATTATCAATATATCGGTTATATTATTAAAATTACTTGTTATCCATTTGGAAATATTTATAAAAAATCTAATGATAAATTAATTAATGATGTATCTAATTTAATTACAACAGATACAGAAATAAGAAATTTGCTTACAAGTGATATATTTATTTCAAATAATAATAAAGATAAATTAAATCAAATTTCAAGATGTATGAAACTTATTACTGAAAATGGAGACAAAAATGAAATCAAATTATTAACAAATGAAATAATAAAAGTAAATAGTTACAGTAAATTTAATTAATACTAATGTAAATTTATAAAATATATTACAAATTGGATAAATAATTTATTTATTTTCACAAATTTTAATGTGCGTTTAAAATAAATTTATACCACAAATTTTTTTTATCTTTGTAATAAATAGTACTAGAATGGCGAAATCAAAATATAGTATTGTTAAAGGTAAAACTGGAAAAAGTAAAAAAGTTGTTGTAGCGGGTAAAAAAAAGGTATTATATAAGAAAGAAGGTTCATCCGCTATGTATGTTTTAAGCAAAGGAAGACATATGAAATTATCTGCTTATAAAAAAATGAAAATGAAAGGTGGAAATCAAGAAGGGGGGCAGGGTAAAAAAAGAAAAAGAGGTGGTATGAGTGATATGAGTGGTATGTTTGGTAGTATATTGAATGGAGGAGCAAAGAAAAAAAAGAAAAAAGAAAAAAAGAAAAAAAGAAAAAAGAAAAAATAAACCGATTATAATATACCATATATAACTTATTTTTATTACTAATATAATTAAAAAATATATTACATATATATAATTATTATTATTATTTAAAAAAATAAGTATATAAAAAATGATTATTATCTTTATATATATTTCATAAATCTGTAATGACTGATTTTAACTTATGGGATGTATATGATTCAATAAAAAATGAATTTGAAGAAGTAAATACTGATATTAAACCTTTATGTATATGTGGTTCTTCTGATATTGCCGAAATTGATTCTATGAATGTATGTAAAAATTGTAATAATATAATTGATAAAAATATTGATAATAGTGCTGAATGGAGATATTATGGTTCTGAAGATAATCGTGATGGTGATCCTTCTAGATGTGGTATGCCTATTAATAATTTATTACCTAAATCATCTATTGGTTCTGTAATTGGGGGTACAAGAAAAGATAATATAGATATGAAACGAATAAGAATGTATCAAATGTGGAATGCTATGCCTTATGATGAACGAACATTATGGAATATATTTGAAAAATTAGAAAATGCTACAGCAAATTACGGAATACCACAAAAAGTTATTGATGATGCTAAAATATTTTATAAAAAAACAGCAGAAAAAAAAATCTCGAGAGGTGAAAATAAAGAAGGTTTAATAGCATCTTGTATTTATCATTCGTGTTTAGTTAATGATGTCCCAAGAAGTTCTAAAGAAATCGCTAAAATGTTTAATATATCACATGTTACTTTAAATAAAGGTAATTCAAGATTTCAACAATTATTACAAATTAATGTTATTTCATCAAATCCTGAAGATTTTATTTCAAGATTTGGAAGCAGAATTAATATGAATAAAATTGATATTGATAATTGTAAAAAATTAATTAAATTTCTTGAAACATATGAAATTTTAACAGATAATGCTCCTACATCATCAGCCGCAGGTATTTTGTATTATTATTCACAAGAAAATAATTTAAATTTTACAAAAAAACAGTTTTCTGAAATTTGTAGTGTTTCTGAAGTAACTATTGTTAAATGTTATAAATATATCATGAAATATAAAAAATTAATTGATGATAATAAAAATAAAATATATGCGTGATTATTTTACAATTTATTATAATATTTATTTATATGGATATTGAAGTATTTGATTTGAAATTATTAAAAAAATATATTAAAAATAAAAAAATATCTTTTATATTTGGCAATGACTATTTACAACAATATGCGAGTTTAACTGAATTAAATAATACTATAAAAAAAATTTCTAAAGAATTTAGCAATGATTCTATTATTTTTTATTTTGGAGAAAAATGTGATATTGATAATCCCGATATAGGTTACATTATGAATGAATTATATAATAGAAGAAATGATTTAGATTTTATTATGATTGAACATGAACCCACTGAAAGTTATCCTAAATTTATTAATAAAGTCTTTAAACTTGATATTAAAACAACTAAAAAAAGAGGTGTAAATAATAATAATAAAAAACCTTTAGGTATTACTAAATTTTGGATTGATATTAACAAATCTACGGAAATAGATACAATTTATATATTAGGAGGTAATGAAATTATTATGGAAGAATTTGAAATTATTAATGAACTAAATATTAATTATAAATATTATCCTTTAAAAAGAAAATTTAATAATGATGGAAAAACTATTATAAAAAAATCTGCTTCTGTATCTGATAAAATTGGTCCTACATTTATATTAAATAAAACAGATGATGATATTATTTAAAATTTATATATAAATTAAAAAGCATAAATATAAGTAATATAATTAAATATGAATATAAAATATAAATATTATATGTTGTATATTTATTTATAGGTGTTTTATCTATTATTATTTTTTTTATAAATTCTGAATAATCATTAACATTTAAATAACAATATACTATATTTAATAATAATATTGTTAATGCTATAAAACGAATAAAATATGTATTATAATCATTATTATATAATTTTGTTTGCGTACTTACAAATAATGCTATGGCAAAACTTGAAGAAGTAAAAAAAGTACGATTAACAGATTCAAATATTGATGTTTTTGATAGTATTAGTTTATCATCTAATACCATAGATAAAAAAGGATATTCTATTTATTAAATATATTTTTAAAATAATTTTTTATTTTTGTATAACTATAATTTTTCTTAAAACCACTAAAAACTATACGTCCTTGACCAAAATATAATTCATTCATATATTTAATTAAGATAATAATATTGGAAATTTTTTTTGCCAAATATCATGACAATATGTTTTTATTCCTTTATTCTCTTTACTACCCCACGCTAAAAATCTTTGAATTCCTGTTCCATTTTTAAAAAAACATACTAATTCTATATAAATTGTATCATTATTTTTAAATAAATTTAAATTTTTTGGTATATTCGCATATATACCATCTTTAAATTTTAATTCATAATATTTATATATATCATTATTTGATATTGGTATAAAATAATTATGTTCTGAACTCCAAGTAATTTGATTATCATCACTATCATTAAATATGTTATGTATACGATAATTACCTATCCAATTATTTTTTAATATTATATAATTTATTGTTGTTCCATTATCAAATTCTTCTATATTTTGTATTTTACTATTTGTTATATTATATTCAACTATATTTTCCTTTTTCTCTATTATTTCACTTAAATTTAACCTTTTATTTAAATTTATTGGCGTTTCTAACATATTATCACGTTTTAATATCAATTCATTTAAATTACCATTTATACCATCATATGATATATATAAACCAGTTCTTAATGAATTATTATAAATAAATGTATCTGTTAGCCAAATATCAAATGATATTGAATAATTTGATTTATTTAAATTTTTTTTATTTATTGTTTTTTTTATAATTTCATCTGTTGGTATGTATGGAGTATAAGTTATAGAACAATGATTCGGCCTTATTAATAATGTTCTTAATGTATTCGCATTTTTATCTAAATTATTATAATTATTTGTATTATATAATTTTGTAATTCTATTTAAATATAAGTGTTCATTTCTATAATATTCAGAATATTCGTCATATGTTCTATGTTTTTTTTTATAATAACTTGTTATTTTTTCCGTTGAATTTATTATTTTTGTTGTTTTTATTTTATTATTATTACACGTATAACTACTTAATACTATATTTTCTTTCCACGCTTCTGGATAATTACTATTTTCTATTAAATCTATATTATTATAATAATACCATTTACCTATATATAATGATTTAACATTATTTGGAAATAATCTATTATTAAAATTCCAATTTTTATCTAAATAATTGAAACTATATTTGATAGGATAAATAATTGAATATAAATTAAAAGATAAAACGATATTAATATATAATAATAATAATATATTAATCTTATTCATAATTAAAGTTAATATAATCTTTTATAAGTAAAATAAAAAAAGAGTACATGTATGAAAAAATTTAAAAATTATAAAAATGTTTTTAAAAAATAAAATTTTTTATAAACATGTACTCTTTTTATTTATTTAAATATCTTGATATTTGTTTATTAATTTATATATAAAACTATTGAATCAATAAATGATTTATTTAAAGCTGAGGTTAATATTATGATATTAATACTGATGTATTATTAACTACTTAAAGTTTTTTTTTCAAGTTTTCTAAAAGCCATTTCTAAATCATAATTATCGCTTTTTGGGTCTATATATCTTTTTAATTTACTTTTAGCCATTTCTAAACCTTCTTTTGTTAGTTTAGATGTAGATTTTTTAGGAGAAGACCTTTTAGGAGGTGATGGTAAAGGTGGTGGATTAGGAGGATATTTTTCAAGTTTTCTAAAAGCCATTTCTAAATCATAATTATCGCTTTTTGGGTCTATATATCTTTTTAATTTACTTTTAGCCA